GGTATTGACAAATGTATGGGATAATATATTATCCCATACATAAACAGAAAGAAAACAGAAAGGAACAATATGGATATAAATGTAGTAGATGAAACAAATGTAGAGGGTTTTGTGGAACTCTTAAAAAAACACACGCATTTTAAAATTTCTTACTTTGCAAAAAAGTATGGTAAGTTTATTTTTAGAAATGCAATGTGGACAGAAAAATGTAAAATCGATAAGGATAGAGGGTCTATAACTTATTTTGATACAGACGCAAATGGTTATAGAACTGCAACATCAGGAATACAAATAGCAATCAGAAAAGAGGGGGAAACAATTCAATGAGTTTAGAACTAGCACTAACTTTATTGGGTCTACTGTTAATGACAGTAGGCTCAATTTTTTATATTATCTCAATGTTAATGCAAAGGCATTGTGAAAAAAAACTTTGGGAACTAGATAACAAATTAAAACAAGATGAGAAATGGAGAAAGGAGTATAGAAAATGAGCGACAGACACAGTTGGTGCCACGGACCATACTGCCATAAAAAACAAACCCAAGATAGGGTCCGAGGTGTAAAAGGAAATAAAGTATTAAGAACAAGACGAGTGCGTTGGTATCAAAGTGATTATGAAAGTATGTGGAATTATTTTTGTGGTCAACGATGTATGACAGATTATATTAATGAACACTTACAAGCTTTCATTAGGATAGCACCAAGACTTGAGCCATTAGAAACACCTTGCGAGGTTACGACAAGAAAGGTTCAAGGTTCAAGTTATAATTGGCAAACTAATGAAAGAGAGCCTCATACTTATACAGAAAAAATAATATCTGTAGTTGACAATGTAAATAGATAATGTAATATCCTATATATAAACAGAAAGGAAACATATATGGATAAAAAAGAAATGAAACCTGAGTATCAACAAGGCGGAGCAAAGCGAGGAGAGATACTTGCTAAAGCTGTTCAGTATCTTCGAGATACAAAGTTAAGAACACCACAAGCTGACCGACAACATTTTTTATTAAATGTTATTGGTTTATCTACTACTGAATATCTTATGGTATTGAATAGAGCCTCTAACGGTGCATTAGTGGAGGGCTTATGGAAATAACAATAAAAGATATCAGACCTGAATTTAAAATAATAGAAGATGTAAAAGATGAGCCGACTTTAAAGTCGGCTCAAGAGTTTGTTGGTGGATATGTGGAAGGCATATCTTTCCCTAACGGTGATTACTTAATCATCAATGAGGAAGGCAAGTTAATTGGTTTGCCAATCAATGAAGACGCAACAAAGTTATGGAAGGATACATTCGACAACGATAACTACATCACGGGTCGAGATGACTTTGTAGTCGGTAACGCAATCTTAATTAAAAAGAAAGCACTTAAGAATTGGGCTGCATAGCCCACATGTGCGGCGCCTAACGGCGCCGCGCTTCGCCGCCTTCGGCGGCGGGTATCGATAGAGGTACCAAGCCCCTTCCAAAATTCAAACTTGCAACTTCTCTAATTAAACAAATAAAAAAAGGGGTCCCGAAACTTGCACCTTTACGCCTTGATTTACATTTAAATAAGCGTTAAATTCATTTTGGGTTCCAAAATAGATCCCTAAAAATTTTGCAAAAATTTTTTTCGAATGGACATTGATTTAAAAAAGATACAGAAACTACCTCCTGATGTAAGGAAGGATTTTATGAGAACTTTTCTGCTTTACTCAGAAAAGAAAAATGAACATAAAATTCAAAATGACTTCATGTCATTTGTTAAACATGTATGGCCTGATTTCGTAGAAGGTAGACATCATCAGATCATAGCCAATAAATTTAATAGACTAGCTGAAGGCAAAATCAAAAGATTGATTATTAACATGCCACCAAGACATACTAAGTCCGAGTTCGCCAGTTTCCTGTTGCCTGCTTGGATGGTTGGCAGAGACCCGAAGCTGAAGATCATTCAATCAACTCACACCACGGAACTAGCAGTAAGGTTCGGTCGTAAAGCTAAAACATTAATGGACTCGGAAGAGTACAAACAAGTTTTTAAAACAAGACTCAGAGAAGATTCACAAGCCGCTGGTAAATGGGAAACACAACAAGGCGGTGAATATTATGCGGCTGGTGTTGGCTCCGCAATTACAGGACGGGGCGCTAATCTTTTAATCATAGACGACCCGCATTCAGAGCAAGATGCATTGAACATGCAAGCTCTCGAGCGTGCGTATGAATGGTATACATCAGGTCCTCGTCAACGTTTGCAGCCAGGTGGAGCAATCGTTTTAGTTATGACAAGATGGAACACAAAAGATTTAACAGGAGCCTTGCTTCAGGCACAAAAGGAAGCTAAAGCCGATCAATGGGAAGTTGTAGAGTTTCCTGCCATACTTCCATCAGGTAAACCCGTGTGGCCTGAATACTGGAAGCTAGAAGAATTAGAAGCTGTAAAAGCTTCTGCTGGAGTTCAGAAGTGGAATGCACAGTACATGCAAAACCCAACTTCAGAAGAAGGTGCCATCATCAAACGTGAATGGTGGAATGATTGGGAACCAGATTACATTCCAACACTTCATCACGTCATACAATCTTATGATACAGCGTTTATGAAAAAAGAAACGGCTGACTATTCTGCTATTACAACTTGGGGAGTGTTCTATAAAAATGAAGATTCAGGGCCTCAGTTAATACTATTAGATGCCGTGAAGGATAGATTAGAGTTTCCTGAACTTAGAAGAATTGCGCTAGAACAATATAATTATTGGAAACCCGAGAGCGTTATAGTCGAGAGTAAGGCTTCAGGGCTTCCGTTAACTTATGAGTTGCGGAAAATGGGTATTCCTGTTATTAATTATACTCCTAGTAAAGGTAACGATAAACATACTAGGGTTAATAGCGTAGCTCCACTATTTGAAAGTGGCTGCATATGGGCGCCCAAAAATAAAGAGTTTGCACAAGAAGTAATTGAAGAGTGCGCTGCTTTTCCATATGGAGACCATGATGACTTGGTGGATTCTATGACACAGGCTGTTATGAGATTTAGACAAGGCGGTTTCTTAGAACATCCTGAAGACTACAAAGAAGAACCGCTAATTAAACAACAAAAGGTTTATTACTAATGCGTCAATTTCTGTTATTTCTTGAAAACATGAGACCGCTTATACAAGCAGGTAAGGTAGCTTTCGATGATGTAATTAAACTGTTTAATAAACAGTTTGGTAGAAATCCAGAAGGAATGGAAGTTATTGGCATTAGAAAAGAATTTACAAAAGAAGCACCCGCTCAAGTAATTGATATTAAATCAAAACTTCCTGCTACTGCACCTTATTCAGAAAAAAATCCAAAGGGTTGGATGCCATCAGCTGAAGAAGAATCAAGTATGATGGGTAGATTAAAAAGCAAGATAGAAGATTTAAAAGAACAATCATCAAAATACAAAGATCAATCTGTTGGTGATTTTGTTTCAGATTACTTTGGCATGTCTAAAAAATCACAAACACCTGTTACCGATAAGATTCAAAAAAAACTTGGAGATGTAAAATTATATGGCGATGAAACTTTTGAAGAACTACAAACCATAATAGACACAGGAGTGCATCCAAGAACTCCAAAAGCAATTGGTGGTAGAGTAGGACTTAATAAAGGTTTAGTTGATATGATGATTAACTTCGTACTAAAGAATAAAAATTTAGTACAAGAGTTTTTTTCTGTTACACCAAAACAAGTTACTAAAGAAGCATTAGAAAGAATGGCTAGAGAAAATATGGCTGGACTTAAAAAGATGTATAATCTTATAGCAGAGAGAGTTGGCGGCGCAACTAAAGTTCCAGAACAAGTAAGTCTAAATAAAATTCTTAGAAGTGAAGGAGTAAAATTTAATAAACACATTGATGATACAATGGATAATTTTTTCCAACGATCAGGTGATATTAAATATGACGCTGATGCTTTAACAGATTCTTTCTTTGAAGGTATTGGTAGTACGGTTGATGATGTTACCTTAACAGAAAGATTAAAAGTCTATGATGCTTTCTATAAAAAATTAGCTAAAGAGCGATATGGCGTGATGATGAAAAAAAATGCATCTAAAGATATGTATACTAAAACAGCTAATGATGAATTAGATGCAATGGAAGCAGCAGCTGATGTTGGCATGAAAGAACCAATGGGTCTTACTAACAAAGAAATTTATGCAAAGTACCAAGATAAAATTTCAGATGATTTATTAAAGAAAATTGTTGTTGATGACAATCCACAAAGAAGAGCCGAAGTTATGGCCACACTTGATGAAGCATTAACAATGATGGACAAAGGCATGGACAAAGATCAAATACTAAATGTTATAAAAAATACTACAAGAACTAAAAATTCCAAAGGCGGATTAAATTATTTGATGGGAATATAAAATGTTAAAGGATGACAAAAACTTAACAAAGTCTTTAACAGAGACAACCTATCTAGACTTACCATTAGAAACTTTCAAAATCTTAGATCAACCAGAAGAGACAGCTGAAGTTATTGACTTGATGTCCCCTGGTCCCTTGAGAGATGAACTAAGGGGCACGTACGATCCATCACAAGAATCTTATGAAGATTATCTAAGACGACAATCCATACCACAAGAAGAAAGACCACTAACAGGTCAAACACCTACACAACAATTATTTGGAATTAATAGACAAGAAGTTAATAGCGGTGGTTTAATAGCAAGACAAGCATATAACATGGGAACAGTACCACTTTTAACAGCAGGTAGAAAAGCAATTGAAAATTTTTTAAAAGCTTCTAATTTAGAAAAATTTTTTAAACCAGCTGGTAACACGAAGACCACTATATCTTCTGTTGAACAAACGGCAGTTGGAAATTTGGCTAATCAATATGTAAATAAATTTCATGGTGGTAATTGGAAAACAGCTAATGATGCTCTTGGATATAACCCAAGTGATGGAAAAAATAATGCTCTTATTCAAAAATTAAAAAGAACATTCGGTATAAAAAATTTAGATTCTGGGTTTGATAAAGCTGTTACTTTTACAAAAAAACAATTAGCTCAACCCCTAGATCCTAAAATAGATAAACTAGGTAAAAAAGAATTAAAAGAATATATTTTAAAAAACGTTTCAACTAAAAATTATAACGATATTAATTTTTATAAAGCCATTGATAAATACAACACTAATTATTTTGATAGTAACTTAGTCGCAACTAGTAAAGATTTAGGTTTAGCTAGAGAGACAATACAAAATTCTTTAGCATGGAGAAGAGGGTATAAATTTGATACTCTTGGAAATATAGCAGAAGAATATGTTCCAGCAAAAGATGCTTTATCTTTTGGTGATACTACTACAAAAGTTTTTTCAAATAAAAATTACTTAAAAGATAAAATTAAAGATCAATCTGGTTTTATGTTAACAAAAGATATTGCTAAAATTTTTAACATAGGTAAACCTGGAAAATCTTTGAAATCTCAAAAAGAACAAATAGATTATTTAACTAGCGCCTTAAATAAATTAAAAGTTAAATCTTATTCAGTAACAGGTTCTGAAGGCAAGGCAGGAATTAAAAAATATGACATACAAGACGCTGCTAAAAAAATAGGTGAGAGATATTTTCAAAATAAAAAAATAATTGGATTGAACCAAACACAGCCAAAAAGATTCCAAAATATAAACCGTCTAGACAAACAATTAGATACATATTTTTCAAAGATACGAGCAAGATTACGAAGTGTTAAACAAGGAGAAAATTTTCCAACTCAACAACTTTTAGGTCAAGATGATGTAGGCCATCCTATGTCAATAAATATAACAGGCAAATATCCAAATTTATTTAAAAATTCAGATATTAACAAAATAAATACTTTAACTTTTCAAGATCCTATTGTTAACCAACAAGTATTACAAAAAACTGGATATGAAAGTTCACATGACCGTATTTTTAAAGAACTAAATGAATTTGTTAATAAAAAACTTACATACAAAGATATTAAAAAAATAAAAGATTTAAAAACAGAAATGAATAATTTACATGATAAAGCAGTGTCTGACGTAAAAAAAGCAGCAAGCAAAGAAGGTTTAATTATTAATAATAAACAAAAAGGAGAAACTTATTCAATAAGTAATCCTTATTTTAAAGGCCAAGAAAAAAATATTCCAAGGCTAGATATTAAAATACCTAACGTTGGGGAAACTTTTACTTCATCTAACATGTATACAAACCTAAATAAAGTTAATCCAGCAAATAGAGTTGGATATATTCAAGATGTAAATCCAAACGCTAGAAAATTATCCGATCTAACCGCTGAACAAAAACTACAATACGAAGCAAACATAGCTGATCAATATTCTAATCAATTAGAAAAAATTTATAAAAAAATGAAATTTCCTGAAGAACAGATAGAGGATTTAAAAGATGCTTTTGTTATTGGTTCTAAAGAACAAGGAACCGCAACAATGGTGCCCCAAAATTATAACACGGGTGGAAGTGTCCAAAGAAAAATGTACGGAGAAGGAGCTTCCGCATTATTAAACTATTTAAAAGCTGGGGTAGGAAACACTTTAAAAGCAGTTGGAGTACCTTTTACTCCTCTAGGAAGAGTTACAAGAATGGATCGCGCTTTGCTTGAAAAAATTGGGTTAGAAGATGATAGACCTCTTTCTGAAATATATGATCCAAAAACAACTTCAGGCAGAGTGGCTTTAGAATTCGAAGCAGCTTTATCAGGAGGCTATAAACCTTTATCTGAATTCATAACTTCTGTTATAAAAAAACAAGGTCCAAAAAAAGCAGTTCAATTGCTATTAAACCTTGGATTACCTCTTGAAACAATATCGGCTGTTGCTGGACCAGTTGGGCAAGCTGCTTTGTTAACTGAGTTAGGAGTTAAGACAGCCAAGACCATTGCCGAAGATTCTCAAAACATTTTAAGTATTTATGATGATGAAGACCGACAACAGGCACAAGAAAATTTAATTAAAGATATAAAAGGAATGGCTGATGGTGGAAGAATTGGTTATGCAGAAGCAGGTCTAGTAGATAAACTAGGTAGAGGTGCGGAGGCATTTGATCCAAGAAACTTACCTTACTACGGACAGAAAACATTAAAAGGTTTAGGTGAAGGTGTTGAGATGGCGGTTAAGTTCCCTGTTGCCGCAGGCTCGGCTATTGGAACCATGATACAGGAAGGACCAAGCAAAGAAATATATCAAGAGTTCATGAATGCTATGGAACCTACCGCTACAGAATATTTATCTAGAAAAACAGGTCTAACTAAAATGATTGAAGACAATGAAAAACGATTAATGAAAGAAAGACCAGGAGCAGTGACAGCTGGTAATGTTTTAGAATTTGGTTCAACGTTCATACCACCAGCAACAGGTTATGTTAAGTTAATTGAAGATGCTGGAAGCAATCTTTATAAAGTTTTAAGAAATAGTGCGTTTGGTAAACCAACAGATGAAAAAATTGTTCAACAAGTTGCAGATGAACTTTCTAATTTAGGAATTGCTAGAAGAGACTTCTTAAAGATAACAGGTGGAGCAAGTATTTATGGTCTTGCTAAATATTTAGGTTTACCTACAGCAGTTAAGATAGCAGAAAAAGTAAAACCTATAAGAATATTAGGTAAGTCATCTAGTAGAATGCCAGAATGGCTTCCAAGTTTTGCATCTAAAATTTTAGATGATACTGATTCTGTTTTTAAACAAATTGATGAAGATCTGGTTGAGATAACTAATAAAAACTTACCTGATGTATCTATAGGCAAATATTCAAATGGAAGATGGGAAATATCAGGGTACAATGAATATGGAAAACCTTATATAATTGATTATGAACCACCTTCTATTTTAGAAGATGGTACAAAATATGCAGGAGACTTTTCTGTTTTTGACAACGTACCTTCTAGAGTGGGACCAGATGATGTAGAATTTGATTCAGAACTTGTAGAGAGCATTGATGACGTATTAGGTGGAACATCTAAACTTGAGGAATGGACAACAGGAGCTAAGAAAAAAGATTTAACCCCAGGTGAGAAGAGAGTTATTGAGGCAGAAGGTAGAGCAGAAGCAGAATATGATGCTTGGAAAGAATCTGAAGATTTTGTAGATGAATAAGCTAACAAAAACAGTGCCTCCTAAATCAGGGCCCATGGCTCAAGGCTTGAATATTAACTATAATAATGATACATCTGACAAATTGGAGAAAATAAATGGCAGACATAGACAAGTCTCTACCAAACGTAGAGCAAACAATAAACGTTCCAGCACCTGAAGAAATAGAAGAAGCACAACTTGAAGAACAAGCTGCTGAGACTGGTGAGCCCGTAGAGATTACTCAAAACGAAGATGGATCAGTTGATATTAATTATGATCCAGCGATTGCATCTGTCGAAGGTGCAGAAAATCATTATGCTAATTTAGCTGAACACTTACCTGATGATATTTTAAATGAATTAGGTTCAGAGTTAACTGAAAACTATCAAGATTATAAAAATTCTAGAAAAGAATGGGAAAGAACTTATAGAGAAGGACTAGATCTTTTAGGATTTAAATACGAAAACAGAACAGAACCTTTTCAAGGTGCATCAGGTGCAACTCACCCTGTTCTTGCAGAAGCTGTAACTCAATTTCAATCATTAGCTTACAAAGAATTATTACCAGCCGATGGTCCTGTACGAACACAAATTTTAGGAGTATCAACTCCAGAGAAAGAACAGCAATCTCAACGTGTAAAAGACTTTATGAATTATCAAATCATGGATCAGATGAAAGAATATGAGCCAGAGTTTGATCAGATGTTATTTTATTTACCATTAGCAGGATCATCATTTAAAAAAGTTTACTATGATGACATTTTAGGAAGAGCCGTTTCTAAATTTGTACCTGCAGAGGATTTAATTGTTCCGTATTCAGCTACCTCATTAGATGATGCGGAATCAATTATCCACGTTGTAAAGATTTCTGAAAATGAAATGCGTAAACAACAAGTATCTGGTTTCTACAGAGACATAGAATTAAAACCTGGAGATATTCAAGAGTCAGAACTAACTGAAAAAGAAAGACAACTTGAAGGTCAAACTAAATCAAGAAACGAAGACGTTTTTAATTTATTAGAATGTCATGTTAATTTAGATTTAGAAGGATTTGAAGATATGAATCCTCAAACAGGTGAACCTACAGGAATTAAATTACCATACATTGTAACGATTGAAGAAAACTCTAGAGAGATTTTAGCAATAAGAAGAAATTATGAAATTAACGATCCTAAGAAAACTAAAATACAATATTTTGTACACTTTAAATTTTTACCAGGTTTAGGTTTTTATGGTTTTGGATTAATTCACATGATTGGTGGATTATCTAGAACTGCTACATCTGCATTAAGACAATTACTTGATGCTGGTACTCTTTCTAACTTACCCGCTGGATTTAAACAGCGAGGAATAAGAATTAGGGACGACGCACAGTCTATTCAACCTGGCGAATTTAGAGATGTCGACGCACCAGGAGGAAATATACGTGACGCATTTATGATGCTTCCATTTAAGGAGCCGT